CGACGAAGAGCGTGTCTATACTCTTGTTAATTACCTAATCCAAGGTGGAGCAGCAGAAGTATTTAAGAGCAATCTTGTTAAATTAGATCAAGCAGATCTCACTGAACACCTTATTGTTCCAGTGCACGATGAAATTGTTCTACAAGCACCTAAAGATCAAGTTGAAGAGTTCAAGAGAACTGTTCAAGAGTGTATGACCACCACCGAAGGCTGGGCAGTTCCACTAACCTCAGGCATCGATGGTCCTATGAATAACTGGGGGGAAAAGTACGCATGATTAAGTATGTCTTAGCCGTAGATCCAGGAAAAGCAACAGGTGTTGTACTTATGTCATGGAATGGGTCTGACCCAGTTCCCAATGTAATCCTTTCAAAAGAGGTTCAACCAGAGGAGTTTGCACCTACTATTGACGCACTACTAAATACTCAAGGGTCAGAAGATAGCTTTACAGTTGTATGCGAGCGTTTTACTATCAACGCTCAGACAGTACGAAACTCTCAGGCTCCTTATAGCCTTGAGCAGATTGGTGTACTTAAGCATCTTTGTCGTACCAATATGTATGACCCTGAAAAGATCGTTTTCCAGTCTCCAGCAGATGCTAAAAATATGTTCCCTAACCCAACCCTAAAGAAGCTCGGGACTTGGCATGTAGGCGGAGAAGGACACGCAAACGATGCGATGCGACACGCCCTACTGAGACTAGTTAAAACTGGCTGGGTTCCTAGAACTCTGCTAGACTAAAGATACTATTAGAAAACTTTTAGTTTGCAATATTTTCAGTAGTATGTTTTACTTGATGTAGTGACGCTAAGGAGCAGATAACAAATGGCAGTAACAGTAGATATAAATCCAGACAAGGACAACATCCTTATAACTGCTGACTGGCGCTTTAAAGAGCTCTGTAAGAGCCTTCCAGGGGCTTCCTGGAGCCCTAAGGAGCAGGTCTGGACTGTTCCACTTAGCTGGACAACTTGCCTCGCTCTACGCTCAACTTTTAAAGAAGATCTTTTTGTTGGACCTGCTCTAACTGAGTGGGCGACCAACGAACTCAATAATAGAGTTGCTCCTGCCAATGCTCTTAGAGAGCTTGAGACCTACGAGGGCGATGAAGACCTATTCCCTCATCAGAGAGCTGGCGTAGCCTTTCTTAGCACAGCGAAGCGTGCTCTTCTAGCAGATGAACCGGGCTTAGGTAAGACTGCTCAAGCCATTCGTGCTCTTAAGAGACTTCAAGATAATGGCGAAGATGTTTTCCCTGCACTTATTGTCTGCCCTAATACTTTAAAAAAGAACTGGGCTAGAGAGTTTGAAAAGTGGTGGCCGGGAGTTAAGACTCAGGTTATTAAGGGTTCTGCAGTTCAACGCAAGAAGCAATTTGCTAATGAAGAAGCGCAAGTATTTATTATTAACTGGGAATCACTTCGCTCACACTCACGTCTTTCAGGCTACGGCTCTATTGCTTTAGTTAAGTGTGTTGATATGGGTGGTCAAGACCCAAGCGTTACAGAGACTCGTTGTGAAGTCCACCCTCGTGAATTAAATATGATTGATTTTAAGGCAGTAGTTGCTGACGAAATCCACCGCTCTAAAGAGCCAAAGTCTAAGCAGACTCGTGCTCTTTGGGCTGCAACTGGAGACGCTCCTATTCGCTTTGCACTTACTGGTACTCCGATTGCTAAAGATGTTGTTGACCTATGGTCGATCCTTCATTGGCTATCTCCTATCGATTGGCCATCAAAGACAAAGTGGATTGATCGAATGATTGACATCATGCTTAATGCTTTTGGTGGAATGATGGTTATTGGTGTTAAGCCACATATGGAAGACGAGTTTCATAAGAGCGTAAACCCTGTAATGCGTCGTATGCTTAAGAAGGTAGTTCTTCCTTGGCTACCACCTGTAATGAATGAGCGTCGTGATGTTGAGATGTCAACTAAGCAGAAAAAAGCTTATGACCAGATGCGTGACACAATGATTGCCGAGTTAGAGAGTGGAGATGCAGTTACTGCTCCATCTATCTTAACTCAGACAACACGCTTGCTTCAGTTTGCTAGTTCTTATGCGACTATGGAAGTTGACGAGTCAACAGGGGAAATGAAGACGGTTCTTGCTGGACCATCTTGTAAGGTGGACTCGCTTATGGATGACATCAAGAATGGTGACTTCGGGGATGACTCCGTTGCTGTCTGTGCAGTATCACGTCAGCTAATTGATCTTCTTAGTGCAGAGCTTACTAAGGCTGGAATTAAGCACGGATTGATTACTGGCGCTCAAAACGAAGACGAGCGACAAAGAGCAGTAGACGATTTTCAAGCAGGAAATATTAAATGGGTTCTCTTTACCGCTCAGGCAGGTGGTGTAGGTATCACGTTGACCGCTGCTCGCCGTCTTGTTATGCTACAGCGACCTTGGTCATTAGTTGATCATCGTCAGGCTCTAGACCGTGTGCACCGTATTGGTAGCGAAATCCACGACTCTATCTTGATTATGGATTATGTAACAGAGGGAACTATTGAAGAAAGAGTTTTACAAGTATTGGAAACAAAGTCAGACAATTTCGAACAGATTGTTCGAGACAAAGATCAACTGATGAAGTTGCTCAAAGATGATAAGGCAGGTGTTCTATGAGTGGTGTAGTAAGACTATCTAACTCAGAACTACAGACATTTAAAGATTGCCGCCGCAAGTGGTGGCTTGCTTACTATCGCCGTCTACAACCAAAGTTTCGTGATAAGACTGGTGCTCTAGCTTTTGGTAGCCGTATCCACGCAGCACTAGATGATCATTATGCAAATGGAACTCCACTTCTTGAAGCCCACTCAAAACTTGTTATTGCTGATAAAGAGATTCTTCTTGCAGAATTTTTAGATGTATCTAACCTTGAAGCAGAAGCAGAAATGGGTCGCATCATGCTTGAAGGGTATGAAGAATGGGTTTCAGAAGAGGGAATTGATGCAGAGCTTGAGATGATTTCTACAGAAGAAACAATTATTGCTCCGTTGTTTAACGGAGAGGTTGAATTACAGGGAAAGCTTGATATGCGTGTTCGTCGTAAGGTTGATGGCGTTCGTATGTTCCGTGACTTTAAAACTGTTGGTGGTTCTCTAGGAGATTTTGGAAACCTTGCTCATATGAACGAGCAGGTTATGACCTACATGCTTCTTGAAGCTACAAAAGCTGACGAAGAGCATCGCTCAGATGGTGGACTGTTTACGCTTCTTAAAAAGGTAAAGCGCACAGCGACTGCTCGTCCGCCTTTCTACGATCAAGTAGAAGTCCATCACAATGTGTTTACAATGCGTTCTTTCTGGAATAGAATCCACGGAACCATTACCGATCTTATGAATGTTCGTAGAGCTTTAGATACAGGTTCTGATCATTCATTTGTTGCATATCCGACACCAAGTCGTGATTGCAAGTGGAAGTGCCAATTTTTCGCTATATGCCCAATGTTCGACGACGGAAGCGCTGCCGAACAAGCACTTAGCGATTCGTATGAGGAAGCAGATCCTTATGCGTACTATGAAACCGACAAAAAAGGAAGTGAGTGACGTATGAGCGATATTCAACGTTCTCTTACCGTTATGGTGTATGGGGAAAGTAAGGTTGGTAAATCCAGTCTTGCTGTTACAGCACCGTATCCACGCCTAATGCTCGATGTTGAGGGTGGACACCGCTTCCTCCCGATCATCGTAAAGTATTGGGATCCTCTTCGTGAGGAGCCGCCAGTGGCTGATGGGACTTGGGATACATGTGTAGTCACAGTGCGTGACTATGACACTGTTCTTAAGACATATCAGTGGCTACAACTAGGTAAGCATCAATTCAAGAGTCTTATTATTGACTCTGTATCTGAACTCCAAGTTAAGTGCTTGGAGAACATTGCAGGTGTCAATCAGATGACTCAACAACAATGGGGAGAGCTTCTTCGCCATATGGGTGGTCTCTTGCGCGACCTGCGTGATCTAACAATGCATGCAACAAATCCATTAGAAGCAGTAGTTCTAACTGCAATGGCTCGTCTTGATAAGGATGGTCGTTATCGTCCATACCTACAAGGTCAGCTTGCAATTCAAGCTCCTTACTTCTACGACATTCTGGGTGCGATTACCGTTGAGGAACGTCACAATCCAGATCCAACACAACCTCCATTCAAAGTTCGTCGTATGTATGTTGAACGCACAAATCAGCATGAAGCTGGTGAGCGTGTACAAGGACGTCTTGGAAAGGTAGTTGAGCAAGAAAACCTCTCTATCGAAAGAATGTTAGACATTGTTTTCGGACAGAGACAAGCAGCAGCAGCGGCCGCAGCAGCTGAAACAACAATACAGAAAGAAGGATAATAAGTGAGCAGTAAAAACTGGTCTGACTTAATTAAGGATGCTGGTGAAACTGGCAGTTACGAACCGCTACCAGATGGTGATTATGATCTAGTAGTGGTAGAAGCAACTGCGACAACATCGCAGTCTGGAAAGACAATGTTCAAGCTAAAGACACAGGTTGAGGGCGGAGCTCATAACAAGCGTCTTGTATGGGATAACTTGGTTGTAACACCAGAAAGTCCTGCAGCACTTGGTATGTTGTTCAAGAAGTTCCACGCAATGGGAATTGGTCGTGGATATTTTGACACAAACCCAACTAACGCACAGATTGAGGCAACACTCACTGGTCGTAGATTCCGTGCACAGATTGGTAGTCGTATGTATAACGGAGCCAAGAAGAACGAAATTCGCAACTACTTCCCAAGCGCAGCAACTATTGCAGCAATGCAAGGCGATACTGCAGCTCCTGCTCAGGCAGCAGCACCAGCTCCAGCATCTCCACCTCCAGCAGCAGCACCAGCTCCTGCTCCAGCACCAGTAGCAGCAGCACCAGCTCCTGCTCCAGCAGCACCGTCTGCACCGTTCTAATAAAGTTTGTTGGGGGGCTGCTCAAGACAGGGCAGCCTCCTAATAACTAATAAGGAGAGAAATGAAAGTATTAGTTACAGGATTTACAGCATCTCAGTGTTCCGAGAATGCTAATAATCGCCTGTCTACTTTTACTGGATTATTTAAAAATGCTTTAGATGAGCTTCAGTGCAATGTAACTTGGGAAAAACCACAGCTCTACATGAGCAAAGAATATTTAGATCAATATGACTTAATTGTAGTTGGTCTTGCTTCTCCCCATAGCGTTTCAGCAAATTATGTATATGCTGGCCTTTGGGTAGCTAGTCAAGCAAGAGATCTAGGGAAGTTAAGACTGCTAATTGATGCACCAGACCCTTACTGGATTTGGTCTGGAATTAGAGATTGTAATGATAATCCACAAAAACTTTTTAAATCTTTTTATGATAAAAGACATAATTACTTTGAAGCTCAAGATAGTAAGTATGCGGAGCCTATATATCGATTTATTCAACACCTTTTCACCGAGCAATGGGGTAAAACTATTGTCCCGAGCATGCCGTGGTTTTCTAAAGAAGTTGTATCCAACTCCATTAAGAACCTACATATTGAAGATGTTGTAGGTATCTGCTACGACAGAGATCTTATTGATGCCTCTATAGATCGTATAGAGCCTTCTTATGGTACTTATTGGTGTGCTGATGCACCTAAAAGCGAGTGGACTAAGAAAATTATAAAAAGCCTTACTTCAGAAGTATTACCAGTAAGGCTTCATAAGTATGATAAAAGCAGTGAAGTTTTAAATCGCATAGAGAACTCTATGGGAACTTTGATTAGTACATATAAAAATAACGACCCTTGGTGGTCTATAGCGATATCTCAATCAATTGCGGTTGGAGTCCCTGTAGTTACTGATTGGCGTCATACATCTTGGGTAGGAGCAGAATGGGCGTTTTTACCTTCAACAGTGGAAGAGATGAGCCCGAGTCAGCGGCTTATCGTGGCACAAAGTCAGAAAGATTTTTACAGAGATGCCACTCCCTCACGGGAGGAATCTTTGCAAAAAACAGCAGAAGCACTGGACAACCAGAGCTTGCTGTCAGTAATCTAGGCACATCTGTCAGAAAGGACATTAAGATGCCAGAAGTAGATATGAACTGGGTTAAACAACAACTCACAGATAATAAAACTAAAAGGGTGGTTGGTGATTCTGTCATCAAGCTTCTCAACGCTTGGACCGAGATTAAAAATACAGACCCAGATCCAGATAAGGATCAAGCAAATCTTAGTCAAGTAGTTGAGCTATTTAGCAAGATTGCTCTTGGCCATGCAATTGTAAAAGAAAATAAAAATGAAAATTGGACTCCAGCCCAGTCTGGGCAACTAGTTGTTGCCGATGAAGTTCGAGTCAAGTGGAATGCCTTCGATGGTGAAAAAGGTAAAATCCATAATGGTCGCCGTGGAAAAATTGTAAGTATTCGATACGGTGACATTATTGTAAAAACAACAGACGGTAAGGAACCATTACTAGACGGGTTCCACTATACTCCACAACAACTAGAGAAAAGAGTTCCATAATGAAAACTGTTCAGGTAAAGTCTTTAGTAAGCTCGACGAATTATAAAGGTCTTGTTTTTGAGGCAGAAAAAAAGCTTTCTAATTTTTTTGAAATTGAATTAGAAGAAATTAAAGACAAGCTCAATTATGAAATAATAGTATACGAAAGCTCTAATGATGGAACCACTCTTCCAATTTTCACTGGAGAGGTTTCTGCCAGATTGAGAAATACGCATGACTAATGAAAATGAATACCTTAAACAGGTTACAGATACACCGTACCGTGTAGAAGCTCTTAGGGAAGCAGCTAAGATCACTACTCAAGATAGAAATGCAAATTATGGTGGCCCAGAAGAGAATTTCACAAGGACAGCTAAGATTTGGTCAGTCATTCTCGGACACGAAATCACCAATGAGCAGGTAGCAATGATGATGGTTGGTCTTAAGATGGCACGATTTGCTCATGGGTCGGGATTCCAACCAGATACTTGGATTGATATTGCAGGTTATGCTGGATGCGGCTATGAAGTAGGGAAGATTGCTTCCGAACAATAAGAGTAGACTAGAGCCTTACAGATCTACTTGAAGGTAGGAAAAATGGCCGCAGAGCCCGTCATAAGCCCTATGCCAGTATGCGAGTCATGCTGGCTAGAAAACCACACAAAGTGGGAGCCTGAAAGCGTAGATGAAAAAGGTAAAATCCTTATGCGTCTTAAAGGGGTAGATGTTCCCGAAAAAGTAAATAGTGGCTCTGTTGAGGTTTGTGTTATGTGTGGGAACATAACAGTTGCAGGGATATTTGAATTAAAACTTACAGATGAAGTGTATTTTATAAAAGAGCTCTTCCAAGAAACCTTTGAGGTACCTCTAGATACTACGGAAGAAGATCCAAACTAAGGAGTCACAGATTAAAGACGAAAGACATGGTCAACATCTCTGGTCGGAGTGGGGTGGAAGTGGCTACAGTGAACAGCTCACAGCTTCGACTGTTTACTATACTTTTGACCATGTTGATTTAGAAAATGACTTAGTAAGGAGAGCTCTTGCTTCGGCTTTGCAGAGAGACGGTGTCGCAGTTTCATTAGGTGATGGATTTAATATGATAGATAAAGCAACCCCAATACATGGATGGTCTGGGCTCATTGAAGAAGAGTTAGATTTCACTGTCTGCGATGACTCTGGGGAAACAGAGTATGGGGATTTTGTAGGGGCAGCACTCGCAACTACATGGATAGAAATATAGTAGATAGTATATAGTAGAGCGTTTTTATAGTAGATAGTCTAAACTAGTCTACATGTGGAAACCAGCAGATAACCTAGAGTGGCAAAAAGACGCTTTATGCGCCGATCCTAAAAATAAAGAGTCTGTTGATTGGTTCTTCTCTACCGATTCATCAAAAAAATATGCAGCTAAAAATATGTGCTTTGAGTGCCCAGTTAGAGCGCAGTGTCTTCAATGGGCTCTAGAGCATCGTCAGATTTGGGGCATCTGGGGAGGAAGAGATGAAGTTGACATCCGTAGAACTCTTTCCGTATCCTACAATGGTGAAGAAACAAAAAGAAGAAGAGTACCTAATTGTCCATATTGTACTGCTCGTCCTTCTAAGCTTGATACTTCTATAGAAGAGCTACCAAACGGTGGTAGATGGACGACAGCAAAGATTGTTACTTGCACGGAATGTAATTTTTCTTGGAGAAGTCGTACAAGTGCAAATGCTATAGAGTCTTATAAAGAAGAAAAAATACAAAAAACTAAGTCAAATAAAAAGAAATAGGATTGTTTAAGTCAATCTCAAAGGGGAGATTTTGGTTTAATAAATCTTTTCTAATGTTCTCTTTAAAAAAATTATAGTGTTCTCTAGAGTACTCGTACATGTCAAATTGTACAAGCTCTTCTCTTGCTAGTTCTGGATCTATAAGATTTAGGCCAGCTAAGCTCCACTTCCAAAGATTATTAGCTCCCCAATGCTCTTCTGAATCATATAAATATGTTGGAATCTTGGTTTTTGCTTTTTCAATATAGTTTTGAACAGTTGGAGTTACTAGGTTTTCGTTTTTAATATATCTCCAAAACTCAGAATCATCACGTCCACCTTGATAATGTAGTACCGTAAAATCTAATAAATTTTCATACATTTTTATAATATTTTTATTGTAATTTTTAATATTTGCTTCTGTAACAGTAGTTTCAACCTTGCTAGTTAGGTGCTCTAAACAAAATGAATATACTTGAGCAATAGTTGCATGAATAGATGTAGCCTCTAATGGCTCAATGAAGGAGCTTGCAAGACCAGTAACAAGGCAATTTTTCTTCCAGACATGTTCTAATCGACCAGAATCGAACTTAAGATGTTTAATAGGTTCTATAGGGTGTCCCATAATTTTTTCTGCTTCAGCTTGTGCATCGTCTTCAGAGATAAAACTACTACTATAGACATAACCACATCCTCTTCTACTGGCAAGGGGTGTTCTCCACATCCACCCAGAAGACAAAGCCTCTGCTTCAGTTATTGGTTGTATTTTTTTATTTTCTTTATATTGAACAAGAAAAGGCATAGCTCTGTCTACAGGAAGATAGTCTTTATAAGAGTGCCATTTAATCTCTAGCTTATTAGCTAAAACTCTTTGCATACCAGTGCAATCTACGAAAAAATCTCCTTCTAAAATTGAATCATCTTCGGTGAGAACTCCACTAATGTTTCCATTAGATTTAATTTTTACATCTTTAATAATTGAATCTACAAACTTTACACTGTGATATTTAACTAGGTAGTCTTTAATATATAGTCCTACTTTAAAGGCATCAAAATGAAGTCCAAACTCTTTTTGTATTGGAAGTTTATTATTATCATATGATTGTCCTATTGCACTGCAAAGGTATGCTTTATCTAAACCATATTCAGAAATAACATAATTAAAAAGTTGATCAGGAGAGTGTCTTATTGTCTCGGATGCAGTAACGGGGGCAAAGTATGATCCTTTATCTTTTGCCCAGTTAATATGCTTTAAAGCATATTTTGGAATGCCATCTGTTTTGTCAATAAAATCTATAATATCAATCTCTGGAACAAGATTATTTTTAAGAAGTTTACTGTTGTTATGAAAAAAATAACCGCTTAGGATATCGATAATTAAACCGCTAGAAGCTTCTCCAGCACCAATAATTCCAATTTTAGAAGACTCGACGACCGTAATGTTGTGTTGATGAGGATTTGTTCTAGCTATTATGAAGGCGGACAACCATCCAGCTGTTCCGCCTCCACATATAACTATATTCATTCTTTTTCTTTTTCTGCCAACTCGGACTGCATTAGACAAAAATCTAAATTATTTTTTAACCTTTCATTGCTTGGCTCTAAGTCGTAAGCTACCTGAGCGTATTCGGATGCTTCTTTGTACAGTCCTAAGTTGTAGCAAGCTATAGCTGCATAATCATACGGTGCAGCACCCCAAGCGTCTGCTTCACAAAGATACTCAAGAGGTTTTTCTACAATAGCTAACGCTTCTCTAGCTGTTTCTAAAGAATTAGTCCAATCATTTCTTTCGTAGTAGAGTTTTGCAAGATCTACCCATGGCTCTCTACGACCTGGTGCTTGTATGATTGCTTTTCTAAACCAAATCTCTGCTTCTTCTGGAAGTGATTTACCAATAAAACGCATGGATGCGGCACGCTCTGGTGCCCAGTGAGCTGTTGGTAAATCTAAATGACGCTTAAGCTCTCTAGCTGCTTCTTCATACTTTCCATAAAAATACAACTCTCGTCCATAGTAAAACGCATTGCGATCATTGTACGGATCTTCTTTAACTGAAAGAGCTAGAAGCGGTAAGTATTGAGCACGAGACTTACTTGGATCAGGATGATGATGTGTTGCAAGTCCATCTGTCCACTCTTGTTTTTCTTCAATTCCATAGCTATACAGACACTCGTGAACTGGGTGACGCCATCTGTATCCCTTACGAGCATGGATATGATCATAACTAAACTCAAGACCAGGAGTTCCATCATCATTAAACGACCAAACATGCTTATACCGTGGTCGTGTTACTCCTCGGCTCCATAGTTCTTCTATAACTGGTCTCCAATTTGGAGTAATTACTTCATCCATATCTAAAGAGATACACATGTCAATATCTTCAGGTAGGAGTGCTAGCGCAGCGTTTCGTGCATCGTCAAATCTCCAAGGCATATTTTTAATACTATGAACTACAATTCCAAGCTCTCTAGCACGCTCTATAGTACCGTCTGTTGATCCAGTATCTGCAATCATTAAGTAGTCAGCATCTTTAGATGCTTCAAACCATTTATCAACAAACTGGCGCTCGTTGAGTGCAATCGTGTAAATAGCTACTTTCATTTTTACCCTATCTTTCTAAACCAGCGTTGATAACCTTTAAGTATTTCCACTACTCTATCACCATATATGTTGCTGAACGCATCGATTGCCATTTTTGGCTCTTTTCTAACCCCTAAACCAGCAGACCATTCGTAATCGTCAAAGCCAATAATGCCTCCAACTTCTAAGCATTCATATGCGGCAACCGCGTCTTTGAGAACACCATAAGCGGTATGATCACCATCAACATATATAAAGTCAAACTTGTCTGTGTTGGATTTAAAAAACTCGTCGCTAGTGCCTTTAAACTTAATAATTTTTTTATTTTCTAGTCCTTCTGCAACTTTTTCATCATATAAGGACTCTACAGTCTGCCAATTCATTTTATGGTGAACAGGCTCGTCAGAACCTTCCCATGTGTCAATATCTACTAAAACAGAGTTTGAGTTCTTAAGAAGGTTCTCATATATCCAAAGGGAGGCATCCCCTGTATAAGCCCCGACTTGTAGATACTTAGCTGGCTTACCAGGAACGTAATTTTTTAAAAGAAATGTAGCAAAATTTACTTGTCCGTCATTCTTAAACCAGTTTACATAATCTTCAGTCATTTTATCTCTTTTCGTTATAATAAGGATCTATCCTGAAATGATATATTTTTTCTGCCCTTTCATAGGCATATTGACTATTTTTACATCCCCTCCTTGAACACTTAAAGTACTCGTATAGTCATTAGCCAGACCAGTAGTGTATAGGATTGATTGAGAATTGGCTAATATCCATCTCTTTATTTGGCTCGGAGTCCAATCTGGGTACACCTGCTTAAGTAAGGCGCATATGCCAGCTACTTGAGGAGATGCCATAGATGTGCCACCAATTACTGCTTGTTTGTATGAAGCATTTAGGTAGTATGCACTAGTAGACGCTCCATGTTCGTTTGTAGTGCTCATAGCACTCATAATTCTCTCTCCAGCTGCATAGACATCTACTGCTGGACCGCAGACGCTAAAACTACTTCTCGCCTCGGTTGTTGAGACAAAAGCGGTTCCCATAGAACCAACGTCAAAACCATTACCGCTACCGCAGTTAGGAGATGACCCTCTGTGGTAGAAAACATTTCCTAAACTTGTAACTGTTATATAGTTATTATAATCTACTCCGCTAGGAACATCTGCTTTCATACCAGTATTCCCAGCAGCATTACATACAATAACTCCTGCTGCAATTAATAAACTTACATCTGCATCTACAGAAGGAATATTGTATTCAAAACCATATAAGGTTGCTGACTGCTGATCTCCAGTATGTCCCTTAGCAGTGTCTTTAGTGGTTCCAGACCAAGGAGTTCCTCTATATGAACCACCAGTTATTGAAAAATAATTTACTAGATTTTGAGTCATTTGATTTGTGGATGTGTCCCAATAAATGTTATATCCCCAGCTATTATTAATAATAGTAGGTCGTCCATTTGTTTTTGCATTATGCCAGCCTAAGATGCAGTCAAAAGCATCAAATACACTTATACCGCCATTAGGATCTGCTGTACCTTGAAGTCCGTTAAGTTTAATAGAGTATATATTTGCATTTTTAGCCCAGCCAAATGTTTTACCAGCCACTGTTGCAGCAACATGGGTCCCGTGGCCATCATAATCAGTGTAGTGACCAGTTGGCATGGTTCCAGGAACTCCACTTGCAGTAAACCAATTTATTTGTTGAACCCTGCTTGCACCAGAAGAATCTTGAAACTCTGGATGATCTGCCTGAATACCGCTGTCAATAATAACTACATCTACACCAGTACCATCTAATACATAGTCGTATGTCCCGCCTGGATCTGCAGTACTTGTGCCAAAAACATTAGTAGCAGATGTATGACGAAGCAAGCCCCAGTTCTGTTTTTCACCTGATGAGGTGGTTGTTTTATTAAAAGCTCCATCTTGAAAAGCAAATTTACTAGGTACAAGATTTTCTAAATTTGCTACATCTACAACTCGCGGATTTTCTTTTAGTTTCTGTGCTTCTTCTTCAGTGAGTAAATAAACAGTATTTCTAGGATTTATTGCTCTTTCATTTGCTACTTCTACAGCTCTATCTGGGATACTCTCTGCAGTTGAAGAGCTACTTAATAGATCGTCCCACAGTGAGTCTGTATCCTCTATACCCTCTGTAGTTACCGTGTAAGGATACAGTTCACTCACTACGAGATAACCGCTCTATCCGTAAATCTACGCCAGTTAGTTCCATCGTAAAATACTGGTTGAGAACCGCCAGATTCATTTGTACAAAAAGCTATAGAACCTATGCTAACAACTATGCTTTGCAACTGAGCAACAGTTCTATTATATAATCTCATAGGTTGATTATTAAGAATTTCAGTTGTAGGATTTAAAGTAATTGTAGTTGGAGAGGTAATTGTGTAAGTTCCAACTAAAGAACTTGGTGCAGAAACAGTATTTGTTTGAATCTCAGTAACTGTCAAAACTTGTGTAGTAGCGTTGTATCTAATTCCAGTATTAGTTTTTCCACCAATATCGCCAGTTGCAGCGTCATAGAGAGACACATACGCACCTGTCGCTGTTGTATTAGTTACATTAACAAAACCAGATCCTGTAGGTCCAGTCGCACCCTGAGGGCCCGTTGGTCCTGTAGGACCGCCGCTAGGTCCTGTAGGACCTGTGACACTCGGTCCTGTCGCACCTGTCGCACCAGTTGGTCCAGTAGCACCAGTTGCACCCGTAGGTCCAGTAACAGTCGAAGGTGCACCCGTTGGACCCGTAACACTTGGACCTGTAGGTCCAGTTGCACCGACAGCACCTGTTGGACCCGTAGGACCTGTTGGTCCACCACTTGGTCCTGTCGGTCCTGGAACTGTACTTACTGGTCCCGTTGGTCCTGTTGGTCCTGTTGCACCATCAAGTCCTGCTCCAGTTGGACCAGTCGGTCCTTGTAAACCTGTCGGTCCTGTTGGGCCACCGCTAGGTCCTGTTGCACCAGTAGCACCCGTTGGGCCAGTTACTGTTGAATCTCTACCAGCTACACCTCTAGGTCCAGTTGGACCTGTAGCTCCCTGAGTTCCAGGAGAACCTTGTGCACCTGTCGGACCTGTAAAACCTAATGGCCCCTGTGGTCCAGTCGGACCACCTGCTGGACCTGTTGGGCCAGTCGGTCCACCTGCTGGACCTGTTGGGCCCATAGAACCTGTAGGTCCTGTAGGACCTGTAGGTCCATTAGCTGGACCTGTTGCGCCTGTTGCTCCTGTTGCACCTGTTGCGCCTAATCCAACTGGTCCTGTAGCACCTGTAGGGCCAGCAACAAATGGACCAGCATTAAACCATTCTTGATTTAAATCATTCCAAACATATAAATTTGTACCAACAACATAAGCATCGCCAACATTTCCTATTGGAGTATCTGTTTGAAGATTGCCAAGAGTTCCGTAATAACCTAGAACTCTAACTCCTGATCCTTGTGGACCTGTAGGTCCTAGTGGTCCAGTTGGTCCTGATGGACCTAGTGGACCTGTAGGTCCTGTTGGAGCCGCAGTAGCCACAGTATTAAAAGAAGTTCCATTAAATAAACGAATAGTTTGATCGTCGCTATCAATCCAAATATCTCCAACTTGAGGACTATTTGGTTGAATTGCTTGATATACAACATTAGTTCTTCCAGAGGTTTCATATAAAATATTTGTTGAAAAAGCACAATCGGGGGTACTTGCTGCTACATAAATTCTATCCCCTACCTCTATAGCAAATCTAAAAGTCTCAAAAGACTGTCCAACAGCAATATCTAAACCGTTAACAATATATGCTCTAAGGCTAGGGTTTCCTCCAGCGTCTACAGGATCAACATAGATCGTCGCTTGTGCAGCAATGTTACCTTTATTTGCAACAATTACTGATGCAACTCCTGCTACATCTGATGTTGTTAGTAGAGCAAGAGTATTTGCTACAGGAGAAGCTGTTCCTAAACGTTTTACTGGCATTATTGACCACCATCTACTAAAGAGACTTTTCCTTCATAGCAGCAGTGATCTGCTCCTTCAAGGGTTTCTACAGCTGTATTGTATACACCTTCAAGAAAATCTTCACGACCAGTTGCCCATACTACGTCCGAAATTAATACCGTTTTATTTTCGGAGATGTTTTTAATAGTTAAGTTAAGCAAAGGAGCGTTTTCGCTTTCCTCTGCTTTCCACTGAAAGTTACCTACGGTTTCCATCATCATGGTAGTGACACAATGCTCTTGACGGTGATAACTCCAGACATGCCACTATGGATTGAGCAGAGATATCCATAACTTCCACTTATACTTGCTGGCACTTGCCAGTACAAAGTTCCACTGGTTTTCCCCTGAGCACTAGAACCAGTAGATACAACTCCAGCTGTTGTAACATGAATTAACCCTGTATCGTAATTTGCTCCTGCAAATCTAATTAAGAAAGGGTGACCAGCCACGTTTAATCTAAAACCTATAGTTGTACCTGAGATTGCATATAGTACTGGATTATTTCCACTGTACTGATTACTAAAAAGATATGCAGAGTTGCCGTTAGCAGTAACATCTAACATAGTTATTGCGGGATAAGCAAACTCGTCGACAGTGAGTCCAGCAGATGTTGCATCACTGGCTGCACTAAATGTTGTTATTCCTGCTGTTCCAGTAGCACCCGTTGCGCCTGTCGCTCCCGTGGCGCCAGTTGGACCTGTAACAGTACTTGCTGCACCTGTTGCACCTGTCGCACCTGTAGCCCCCGTTGGGCCCGCTACTGTGCTAGCTGCACCCGTAGGTCCAGTTGGTCCAGTTACGCTTGCTCCTGTAGGTCCCGTTGCTCCAGTTGCACCTGTAGCTGAAGCAGAACCTGCTGGACCAGTTGACCCTGTTGGTCCCTGCGGTCCTGTAGATCCTGTAGGACCTGTAACTGTGCTTGCAGCACCCTGTGCACCCGTTGGGCCTGTAGGACCTGCGGGTCCTGTATTTCCAGTTGGACCTGTAACAGTGCTTGCAGCACCTGTCGCACCAGTAGCACCTGTTGGACCAGTTGGGCCCGCTACCGTGCTTGCTGCTCCTGTTGGTCCTGTTGGTCCACCTGATGGACCTGTTGGTCCTGTAGGACCTGTAACATTTGAATTAGCTCCCGTTGCACCCGTAGCACCTGTAGGGCCAGTAGGTCCAGTAACAGTCGAAGGTGCACCCGTTGGACCCGTAACACTTGGACCCGTTGCTCCTGTAGGTCCTGTTGCTCCTGTTGCTCCTGTCGCACCAGTCGGTCCTCCTGAAGGACCTGTCGGACCTGTGACAGTTGATGCTGGTCCCGTAGGTCCAGTCGGTCCTGCTTGTCCAGTTGCACCAGTCGGACCCGCAGGTCCAGTTGGACCATTAGCTGGGCCTGTAGCACCAGTCGGTCCTGTAGGACCTGTTGCACCACTACCACTACTAACAGCTCCAGAGCCGACAACGTCCCATGTTGTAGGAGTTTTTACTTCTAAATTATTTGTTTCGGTGTTAAATCTTAAATAACCTACATCTGCAGTTGCAAGCCGTTGAGCTGTAGTGCCTTTATCAACGTATATAGTGTTATAGTTTCCTAAAATAGTTTTATTAGTTAATATCTGAGCTAGGTTTTCTGGTTGACCAGCGTCGTCTTGAGATACACCACTGGCGCTAAAAGAAACATTTGCTGTTGAAGATCTGACATATAGAGAGTCTCCTTGATTTACTGGAAACCTAAAAGTTTCAAAAGACTGTCCTAGGCTTAAAGTTATATTATAACCAATATAAGCATACTGAGAAGGAATTGAAGCATTAGCTGGTACTACCCAAATGCTAACTTTTGTTAACGGAGTAGCTACTACAGCTTTATTTGCAGCAATAACAGATACAAGATATGAGGATTGAAATGACTCTATAACAGTATCTGTATTAGCAGCAGGAGAGGCAACACCTAATCGTATAATTGGCATCTTGCCCTCCTACGCCTGTGCTTCAGACCATGATAGCTTAGCTGATGAAAGTGTTGGGTTACCTGTTAAACGAGATACCGCGATGGTAAGGATATCAGGTCCGTCAGGGAAAATTGAGTCTCCACCAAGGATTGAGTTTGAAAGCTCGAACAGAGAGCTAACATCTACAGTTGTTGTTCCGTCAGTGCTTCCACCACCTGGCGCCGCTAGGAAGTTGTAAACCTGAACTCCACCAGAAACAGTGTCTTGAGCAGTATGCTCGATAATTTGAGTAAGTGATGGAGAATCTACTCCAATAAATGACAAGTTATTAAGACGTGTATTTAAAAGAATCTTAACTTCAATAAGCTGATTAGTAGATACGCTAATCTCCTTAAGACGAAGCTGCATTCGGTTAATAACATCTCGATCTCCAAGCTTTCCTGTCAAACCAGATGATACCGATGGGCTCAAGCGGATTGATAGAAGAGGCTGGTAGTTAGGACCAGAAGTGTTGTTTGCAGATCCATCTGGATACAAGAAGTATGTGTACTGAGTATTACCTTGACTTGTAAAGTTGATAATTTGAGATATAGCAGCACCTGGCTGAGCAATACTAACTACTGACTGTGAGCCAGGAACGGTGTATGTGAAAACTGTATCGCTGGTTCTAGTAACTGTGAAAGGCCCGTTTATCAAGTTTGCTGCAGTCAATCCATAGATTCCTACATACATTCCTGTAGTTAGGTTGTGGTTAGTAGCTGTTGTTACAGTAATTGTTGAACCTGTACGCTCAACTGTAGCTCCAACTGTAATAGTTGCATTAAGAGGAGTTAAGTGGATCAAGTTAGCTGAGTTAACAAAAGCTCTATACTTAGCGTTGTTAGTTAGGTTTGCTAATGTATTAGAGCCCACTATCTGAGTAGCTGGGTTGAGTGAGTTAACACCAAGCAAACCGTTTGCTCCTAGTGCTTGGAACTGTAGTACTTCTCCTGTAGTAAATCCGTGGCTTTGAACAGTCATCAAGTCTGTTGTCAAGCTAATTCCAGCAGATGAGAAGGACTTTGCAGTAGTTCCAACAATGTTAAGAGTCTGGCTTGATCCTGTAAAGAGGTAAGCATTATCATCATCAAAACGGCCATCCATCATTACCGAAGTACCCCAGTGGAACAGAGATGGAATATATGTAGGGTTATCGTATGTAACTACTTCATAACGAGCTGGCATGTTACCAGAACGCAAGTATGACTCAAATAAATTGTTGTTGTGAACAAACTCGTGTACATACTGAACTTGACCATCGGTAGTCTTAAAACCGAAGCGAATCTTACCCGCACCGTACCAAGAGTAATCGATGTAAGCCATCTGAATACGGCTTAGGTCTAGGTTATATCCTGTTGCACCAGTTCCATCACAAGGGTCGAGTGACCAATCCTCTTGAGGTATACGAGTGTTTACAGTTTTTGTACCGATAATGCCTGACTTAGCAGGGACAAATGAGTGAACTGTTGTAGTTCCAACGCTTGAAAGGTTTACAAAATCAACAGCATCTGGAGATGCTTTAAGCTTAAAGCTATTATTATCAATAAGAGATACATAGTATGTACGGCCGTTAATAAGACCACCAATTGGCTCTCCATCAATAGAGTTGTATGAAACTGGTAATAAATCACTAAAACCATGTCCAATAATTGAAAACACGTCTGTTGTTGTGTTTACAGATGCTGCAGGGTTAAACTCTTTTTCTGCTCCAGAAGAACCCTTATACTCTGGTCGCACAGATAGACGGGTCTGACTTGTAATTTCTACAACTCTGTATGACTGTCCACGCATAACAAGATAGTCACCCACTGCCAACTGAGCTTGGAAGCTAGTGTTTGTTCCAAATATAACTTCGTTTCCTTGAAGTGCAGCTAAAGTTCCAGCTATCTGCTGAGTTGAAGAACGACGGACTGCATAGATCTTCTGTCCATCGTACTCGAAGAACATACCGTTCTGATCATCAAACATTCCAGTGCGTACAGCTCCATTTGTCCAGTTCTTTACATAGAATTGAGGGAATCCATATGCTCTATCTTGTCCAATTGCACCATTTGCAGAGACTCTAAATGTTGTAAGATCTACTACAGTTACTGAGAATTCTCCATTGTAGACAGTACTTACATCTCCAAAAGAGTCAGTTGCTTCAGATACCTTAATAGTCAAACCAGACAATAGACCGTGTGGTCGACGTGTCTTACACTCGATAGTAGTACTACTAAACTTTGTCATGCTCTCAAGGTCAATTGATGGCTTGAAGTTAATACCGCAAGAGGTCTGAATACCTTTACCTGACTGATAACGGAAATACTTACGAGTCTGACGAATAATCTGTGCGTTCGATGTGCCAGCTCCAGCAGACATTTCAACACCACCATCAAATGGACGGTGTAGTGAGTATCCTTCTGGACGAACATATACGAATGTTGGATACGAATATGATACAGAACTAAATGCAGTAGCGTAAGGGCGATCTACAGAAATTTGTGTATCAGAGCCGATAGCTGTAATACGACGAATGATTGGACCCACTGGGATAGTCTCTGTCAAGCTAAAGTAAGGAATAGATCCAACTGTACCTTGAGTTGAGATTGCTACAGCATTTGTATTAGCTATTGCATCTGCAGCAGACGAGTGAAGAGTAATTGTGTTTGCATCAATTGCACGAGTAAAGTAGTAGTACTGATCAACGAGTGGAGCTGGTGATACACCGCCATTTGCTGAGTAGACTACTGTATCTCCTGTTGCAAAACCATGAGAAGTCTTTGTAATTCTGTTAGTTGCAGTATTGATATCAACAGAGACAAAGTTAACATTTGTAACAGTGTTAGGTGGGAATAGACGGAAACGGTCTCCCACTTTAAGAATCTTAGAGAACGAGGTACCAGTTCCGTTAACAAGCACCGAGCCAGAAACAGTGGTGACTGTACCTCCACCAGTAATATTTCCATTGAGCTGAGATGTTGTAAATTTATGACCAACACCAGTTCCAAAATCTGTAACAGTTAAAGTTGTACCTGTAGCAGAGTTGCTAGCACTTGTTGCTAATCTAAAATAATCTCTGTTAATTGCAACTACATAATAATCTGTTAGATCAGTCAGACCTACGATAACTGTTGCTGAGTCACCTTTGTCATATCTCAGTTTTGTTCCAGTTAAGAAACCGTGTGAAGGGAGCTTGAAAGCACTAAGGTTTAGGTCCACTGTTGTTCGTGGATTAAAGATTTTAGTAATAAGAGGTACTTTTCCAGCAGCAGTAACTGTAAAGCTCTTATCTGAAGGAACAGAAGCAATTGTATAGATTCCATCTGGGGTCTTGCTTAGTGATTGTAGTGAGTGAGATCCAACACCAAGTGGAGTGTCAGTGATATTTATAGCTGTTCCAGCATCTGCATTTTCTGGAGTAGTTGCAAGCTTGATTTTATCTCCGTCAACAAAGATCACATAGTAAGGAGTTGCAGTTGTTAAGCCGTTGATAACAGTCTGGCCTTTAGCATCGTATAGAACAAGTTCTTTTTGAAGGAACCCGTGGTTTGGAATAGTAAAGGTATCAGTAGTGTAATCCAAGGCAATAATTACTAAAGACTGAGTTCCAGTTCCAACAGCAAGAATGTTTGCAGGGTTTGATAGATTAGGATTTGGTGAAAGCTTTACAAGGCTGTTATCTACCTTGATAATGTAGTAGATAGCATTGTTTGATAGCCCGCCGATTGTTGTTCCACCACCATTTGAATATCTAACTGCTTGACCAGATACTAGGCCGTGGTTAGGGATATACAAGGTGTCTTCTAGAATATTAACTGTAATGAATGTAAAGCTGTGCTCTGTACCTGTACCTGGTCCAGTTAAGTTAATAAATGTTGGAGCATTAAGAGATGTTTTTAATCTAATTTGGTTAGAGTTAAGAACTTCTTGAACGTAATAGGTTGTTAAGTGAGTTAACCCACCGATAGATCCAGTATTATTTCCAGCTGGGTTTCCACTACCATTGTTATACTGAATAGGCTGATCCACCAAGAAACCATGAGCAGTAATAGTTAAAGTATCTGTTACTGGGTTTACAACCACCTTAGAAATAAAGTCTGGTGTAGCTGTAGAACGAGTAGATGGCAATGTCAAGTTAATTGTTGTAAATGAAGGGCTTGGAGTTGAGCTTAGTCTGTATGTAAAATTATCTACTTTATCAATGTAGTAAATAGAACCATTTGATAATCCTGCAGGAGCTGTTGTCTGGAATGTAGGTACAACTGCTTCACCGCTGGATAGATTGTGTGCCGCTGCGCTGTAGATTAAATCTGCCCCAGAGTCAAAGTTAATTGGAACAAAAGCATGATATGAACTACCAGCTGGAGTAATATTTATTTTGTTTGTTCCTGCTTCAGAATCTGCTGCAGTTGGGTAGACTTCGTTACCGTTTGTAAATGATGATACAAGAGATACTGCTACAGAACCGTCTCCAATATTATATGAATTAAGATTTGTAATTGCTGCGCCGTTAAACAACCCTGCACCATCAAATGATCCGCTTGATGTTCCAACGTTTGTTGCTACCGAGTTTATAAATGATCCACCGCCACCACCAGCAGTAAATGCTGTAACACTTCTTGAACCAGCACCTCCTGAGTAGCCTCCGCCACCACCAGATTGACCGCCATCATTTCCATCAGAAGATCCGCCACCACCAAAACCACCATTACCGCCGTTACGAGCAGCTTGAGCAATTGCTGTTAGCCCGTCTAGGAAGGAACCTCCACCTGTGTTAAAAGGTGAGACTGTACGACCATTACCGCCTCGAGAGCTAAATCCTCCACCAGCTGCAGAGTTACCACCAAGTGCACTACCACCAAAACCTCTAGCTCCACCAGCTACGGCACCTGAAGAAGAAAGACCGCCCAGTTGAGTTAATACACCATCTAAACCACCTCGTGAGTTTGCATCAGAAGAACCTCCTCCTGCTACAAAAAGAGGATCGTTAGTTGCTTTACGAACAACGAATGTTCCTCCACCAGAACCGCCATACAAGTTTGCAGCAGTTGCTAAACCGTTTTCACCACGCTGTCCTACAGCAATAGTAATAACCTCACCCTTAGTAAGAGTTACTCTTCCTCTTACAATCGCTCCACGTCCTGCTGCCGCAGCGCCAGAACTTCCTTCAAAACCAGAAGCACCAGCGACGTTAAACTCATAAATTCCAGATACTGGAACTGTCCAGTCTTGATAACCTACATATGCTCCTTGAGTGACATAAGTTTGAGTCCATGCGGCAGCTCCTGAGTAAGCATTTGTTCTCTGAGATGATGTTGGACCAGTGCGGCCAGTTTGGTTACAAGAGGTAAAAGTAAAAGATGAAAAAGCATATAGTGATTGTTGTCCAGCAAAATCAGACACAGAAACGTTCTTTAAGAAGTAGGTGTTTCCGCTTACAAGTCCAGTAAGCGGAGTTCCATTTGTAAAATACTTAACTGCTTGATTTGATGCTGTAGATGCGTCAATATTAACTTTATTGTTATAAACAATAGGAGAGTTAAAGGTAATTGAACCATTTGCGTAATCAGTTATATTTATATCTGCTCCGCCAGAAGTTCTACTAAATCTTAACTTTTTAGGTTCAGTAGTTGTTACATAAACAAGCTCGCCTTGTGTATAACCAGTAAGGGATCCAAGACCTGCTGCATAAATAAAAGTTGATCCATTTACTAGGGTAGAAGGGATAGCTGTAGGTGCACCAAGGTTTTTAAAGTAGATAAAATCCTCTACTGTATTAACATTTGACCGACGAAAAGAGTGCGTGCCAGCTCCACCGACTGTTGTCATATTAATTGGCATTTAACTCTCCTTTGTTTTTTCTTATTTATACAGCTGTTAAAGTCTTGTAATTGTGATATATCCAACGCCACCATTTGCAGAGTTATTGTTGACTTGGTTACTTCCATTGTTAATAGATCCGCCACCAGCACCGCAGCCAGACCATGGCCAAGCACCGCCACCAGAATAACCTCCGCCACCACCAGCACCGTTTGATCCACCGCCAGCTCCACCGCCACCAGCACCAAATCCACCACCATATGCTGGACCACCTACACCGCCATTAACAAATGACTGTCCTGGCCAGCTACCGCCACCATTGTTATAAAGACCACCACCACCACCGGGAGTTGAGCTAGAAGATCCGCCGTTACCATTAACGCCACCTTGACCCCAAGCGCCGCCGCGTCCTGAAGTTTGGTTACCATAAGAGTCACGATGTTCGTTACCGTCAGGTCCTCCACCACCGCCTCCACCAGAAATAATCAACGGGTTGTTGTTAGCTGCGTAGACAACACCAGTTCCACCGCCACCAGAGCCGTCATAGTAGTCACCAGAACCTTGCTGTCCAACAGCAAGTTTTAAAACTGTATCTTTAGTAAGTACAAAGTCTCCACGGTTACCCGCTCCATAACCACCACGCTGGCCCCAACCGTTAGACCAACCGCCAACAGATCCATATGTTTGAATTCTATAAGTTCCATCTTCTGGAACTGTCCATAATTGCATACCGTTTTGAGTCATATTCAAGTATGTGTTTGACCAAGATGGATTGCCTACACCAGCTCTTGCCTGACCAATGTTTGGCCCCTGTGTTCCACCAGCACCACCAGTATTGAACTGTGCACTAGTAAAGGAATATAGTCTTGGAGCTGGGTTAATTTGGAATGTAACTACTTGGAAACCTTGCAAACCACCAACGTCTGTTGCTCTTACAGTTACTTGACGACCTGGAGCGTTAATAATTTCTGTAGGAGTACCCGAGATAACACCGTTAGATGTATTAAAGCTAAGACCTGTAGGAAGTGTTCCACTTGAAATTGCCCATGTAATTGGAGCAACAAGGTTTACTGTTGTTGCAGTAGTTGGTGTCATTGCCTGAGTTGCGAAGATATTTTCTCTAGAAATAGTAGGTGGATTAATAGATCCAATAGTTGCGTTAATTGTGTATGTATGGTTCTGGAATGCTGTCAAACCAGTCACATCTGTTGCTGTAATAATAACTTGTCGTCCTGTAACTACCTCTACTGGAGTTCCAGATACGGAACCTGTAGTTGTATTAAGACTTAAACCATTAGGTAAAACTCCGCTAGTAACTGCGTATGTAATAGGTGCTGTTAAGCCTGTTGGTGTTACAGTAGTTGGGGTTATTGGAGTACCACGATCTACTGTAATGGTTATATTCTTTGGAGAAAGTTCTCCAGTATTTTGATTTAAAGTAAAGTTATGTTGATCATATCGTGTCTGAATAAAGTAAAAGTCTTTGATCTCATCGGCTGCATTTACCCCGAAGCGACCACCCGCTGGATACTGATACTCCAGCATATCTAAAGCTTCAAAGCCATTATCTTTAACATGGAAAATGTCTTTATCTAAAGATATGCCAATTTGTGTAAATGACTGAATACCAGTTCCACCAGATATAGATGTAATTACTGCCCCGTTAGGTAGAGGTTTTAGAGTAAAGCTGTAGTTGTTTGAGACTCCTTGACGGAAATAGGTATCAATAAAATAAGTTGTGTTATTAGTCAGACCAGAGGCAGCAGCACCAGTGCTATTATAAAATACCATTGTATTTGCATACCAATTAAGATCTACTAGGCTTGTAACTGTTACGTTTGACCCGCTAAATGTTGCATTTGTTCCAACTGTTCCAGCAGTATTAGTAGCATCAAAAACCTGTGCAGTGCCTTTTAAAATTTCTACATTTGTCTGTGTTAGAGGGTTAACGTTGTTACCAGAGAAAGTACGAGCTTGGTTAGCAAGCTGGAATGTTCCAGAAATAGATGCTGTAATCGCAATTACATCTCCATCTGGAACAGCACTTACTGTAAAGGTAGATGTTGATGTACCTAAAGATCCAGTGCTCTTTAAAAACACAACTCCTCTAGGGTTTGATAAAAAATACCCAGCGCCGCCAGTTATAGAGTAGTAAAGAGGTGTTCCAAGTGGTCTTCCAAGAAAGTTTTCAGTGCTGTGAGCTACTGTAATAGTGTTGTTAACTACACTTACAGCAGAGATTGTGCTGACAACTCCTCCAGCAACTGCAGAGTTTGACCAGTCAATATTGATGGATGAAAGAGTGTTAGATCCATCAAAGGTCTGAGCGGTAGCTGAGTTTGTAGAGTCAAAAGATTTTGCAACTGTGTTTGACGCTGGGAAGTCCTGAGAAATAGTTGAGTTAAGATTGAGGAAGTAGAAAGGAGTATTTACCTTAAATCCATGAGAGCTTTCTGTGGTAACTGTAAGCACAGAAGTAGTGGCGTCATCTGTAATAATTCCAGAAGAGTCAGCAATACGAAGCTGAGATCCCTGAAAAAACTCTCCTGTAATAATAGAAGAATATAAATCTTGAATAGCAGATGTACCAGCTTGGTTTGCCTTACATAGATATGTAAAAGTTGTTGTATTCGGGATGGAGTTAATAATATAAGCACCATCTGCAGTAATAGACTTAGTTCCTGTAACTGAGATAGGAATACCTACAGATAGGCCATGGTCAAAGTCGGTAACCACGGTGATCTGACGAGTACCTGCGTTTGTGGTAATTGATGAAATATTTGGAATCGTGGTATCACCGCTCTTAGAAAAGAACGATGGAGTGTTGTTAATAAGCTCAACTGTTTCCCACTTAGTTGGCTGCAGACCGTATTCAAAGTCTGTATCGATAAGGTTTTCAGGCTGCGAAATACGGAGTTTCGTTACTGGATCAATAAACTCCTTTGGGAAGGTGATCTCTCCACCTGTACCTGATCCGCTACTGCTACCGCCTAAATAACCTGGCATTAGCTAATACCTCTTTCGCTGCGTAAAGAATATACATGTAGATTAACACTATATACATGCTCTGATTTCTTGTAATTATACATTAAATACCTAACCACCAAGATGTGGAAACAGCTAAAGAACCCTGACCACCAGTAGGTCCCGTTGCTCCTACAGATCCACCCGCTGCGGCAATAAAAACTCCATTGTAGTAAACATAAGTTTTAGCATCATTCGTGTTAAACCAAGCGTCACCATTTACTGATGTTTCAATATTTGGTTGAGTAGGGCTAACAGTAAACTTTCCGACTGGTCCTGTGGGTCCTGTTGGTCCAGCTACTTCTGACTGAGCACCTGTAGGACCTGTTGGACCTGTCTGTCCACGAGGACCAGTTGGCCCCTGCGGACCAGTTACTTGAGAGTCTGCTCCCGAAGGTCCTGTAAATCCTCTTATACCTTGAGGACCTGTCGGACCCTGCGGACCAGTTGGACCTTGTTGCCCTGTTGGTCCAGTAGGACCTTGAGGACCTGCAACAGTTGAGTCTGGACCAGTTGGTCCCTGAATACCTTGTGCACCAGTTGCACCGACAGCACCCGTTGGTCCTGTTGCACCAGCAACACCTTGCGGACCCTGTGGACCAGTTGGAGCTACTCTTTTAGCTTCCCAAACTGTCCCAGACCATACCCAAGTTTGATTGTTTACGGTAAATTCTTCGCCAATTATTGCGGGCGTTGGGAAATCTATGGCTGCCATCTGGTGTCTCCTCTCTCAGTCTTTGTCTATTTTACTCTTGAATAGGTTCTTGTATTCCAGAGTTTTTCATTCCTACATATGCATCTGCCCAGTTAACTGCAGCAGTAAGTGACTCCCAAGGTCCACTTTCGTCGATGATATTTTCACCGTAAAGAATCTGAACCTTGGGCCCGTCTTCAAGAATTATGTATGAAAACATTATATCTCCTTATTGTCATATCGAGTAAGTAATCTTCCCTGACGCACCTACTGCTAACCCAAGGGAGTTATCTATGTACACGCCATTAATATTAGTTGTATCAAAACCAGATGTTCTTTGTAGCCAAGATATTCCATCAAAAGATGTAGCTAATTTACCAGTTGCTCCTCCAGCAAGATATGTCCCCTCTGGAGATACAGAAACGGATCTAATACTAGAAAGTCCAAAGCTACTAACAGGAAAGACCTGAGTCCATGTGGTCCCGTTTACAGAGTTTGCTACTTTTCCAGAATCCCCCACTGCAACAAACTTTCCGCTGGTGGTTGCAGTTATTGCATTAATAATAGAAGTGCCAAAACTAGACGTCCTTTGAGTCCAGTTAACTCCATTAGTAGAAGTTGCAAGTTTTCCATCATAACCAACTGCAGTTATTAAGCTTGGTGATGACCATACGCCATTAATAAAAGAGGTACCAAAACTAGAAGTCCTCTGAGTCCAAGTAATTCCGTCAATTGAAGTAGCTAATTTTCCAGAGCCACCAACAGCAATCCAGAGAGAGGCTGATTGAGAGTAGGAAATACCTAAAATAGTGCTTGCACCAAAAGAAGAAGATCTTAGTGTCCAGTTAATTCCGTCTGGTGATGTTGCTAGTTTTCCAGAGCTGCCTCCGATTACATATAAATTATTTCCATAACTTACTGCATATATGCTGCTGTCTAGGAAACCACTCACTCTTTGTGTCCATGTTTGAGTATCTAAAGATGTTGCTAATTTTCCAGAATTGCCTACAGCAATATAAAAACTGCTTGAAGGGTTACGGATAATTGCATTAATGTTTGTCAAGCCAAAAGAGGTGTCTACAAGTTGAGTCCACGTTACAGGTGTATATGCAGAAAGCAGGGTGGCGTGAAAAGAATGACTAGCAAATATCATTATGCTGTCAAGTTTCCGCTAAGTAGCCACTCATTGGTTGAAATTTTAATGAGAGAACCTACAGCATACCTAGCTTTTGTTGTAAAGCGAGATCCTTCTGTTCTAACAAATACACCAGGCGAGCCCTCTACTCTTACCTGACCAACTCCTAGCTGAGTAAATAAAATTTGAGTTCCTACTGCAAATGTATATCCTCCAGCACCATCTAATGGAACTGTGATTACTGTAACTGAGGAACTATTCATCTTAACTATTGTTGATATATCTGATGCAGTTAAAGTTGTAGATGCTAGATATGTTCCTTGAGGAATGTTGTATGTTGCTGGTCCTGTTGCTCCCGTAGGACCAGTTACTGCAGGACCTGTTGGCCCTACATCACCTTGAGGACCTGTAGGACCTGGAACTGTGCTTACTGGTCCAGTAGCACCCGTAGGTCCCGTTACAGATGGACCAGTTGCACCAGTAGGTCCAACAATCTGACCTACGCTTGCCCAGTTGAGCCCGTTCCATACATAGAGGAAACCGTTAGCGGTAACTACATAAGCATCATTTAGAGAGTTACCAGATGCTGGTAGATTTACTACCTGTGGAACGCTACCCTTAACATTGATGGAAGTTCCCTGTGCACCCGTTGGCCCAGTTGGGCCGACTTCTCCAGATCCAAGAACTAAGTTCCAAGAAGCGTATGTATTACCATCTCCATTTATTTTATCTACTAAAAGTGTAATAGATAGAGCATTAATTACTGTTATAACGCCTTCCATAAAGTTGCTTGGAACTGCGCTACTTGCTAAACGTGCTCTAGTTCCTACAGTAAAAGCGTCAACTTTATTCACAACAAAAGTTTTTATTCCGCCAGTACTAATACTTAGATTACTTGTAGAGGTGACACCGATATAACTTGCACCTTGTGCACCTGTTGGACCTGTAACGCTTGGTCCTGTGGGTCCAACTGGACCTACCGCTCCTGTCGGTCCTGTTACATTGCTAGCTGCACCAGTTGCTCCTGTTGGACCAGTGGGTCCTGGAATAGTTGATGCTGCACCAGTAGGACCTGTTGAACCAGTTGCTCCACGAGCACCTGTTGCACCAGCGGGACCACCAGCACCTGTTGCGCCAGTAGAACCTGTAGGTCCTGTAGGACCTCCTGAAGGGCCAGTAGGTCCTGAAACTCCTGTTGGACCTGTAATACTTGCACCTGTTGCACCTGTTGCACCCTGAGGACCTGTTGCACCGATAAAACCTCGAGCACCCGTTGGTCCTGTTACACCTTGTGCACCAGTTGCACCCGTAGGTCCTACCTCACCCTGAGAACCTGTAGCACCAGTAACACCTTGACCTTGAGGACCTGTTACGCCTCTTGGACCTTCAATACCTTGAATACCTTGTGGACCAGTTGGACCAAGTCCACCCGTAGGTCCTACAACAGATATACCTTGTGGACCAGTTGCGCCAGATACTCCTCTAGGACCAGTTGCTCCTGTAGGTCCTGTCGCACCAGTTGGTCCAATTACTGTGCTTGCCGCACCAGTAGGGCCTGTAGCACCAGTTGGTCCACCTATACCAATATTAGAAGAAGCAGACTCTACCCAGTAGCTATCGTAGTAAACATATATTTGACCAGTTTCAGCATTAAACCAAGCGTCTCCTACGCTTGGAGAAGCTGGAGGAGTTACTGCTGAAATACTAAAAGAACCACGAGACCCAGTAGGTCCTGTAACTGTACTTGGAGCTCCTTGCGGTCCAGTAGGACCTGTTGCACCCACTACTGTTGAAACAACTAAGTTCCAAGCAATTCCATCCCATTTCCAAGATTGAATACCTGATGTAAAGATCTGATTCAGTGTTGGCGAATTAGGAAAATCAATAGCTGGCATTTTTTATATTCTCCTAACTCAGTAACGATTCGTATGTAATTTGAATAAGAATTTTATCGTTGGAGTTGAAAAGAAACGGAGTGTCCTGAGTTACAGGAACACCTTCAACAAAGACAGATGATTGCGAGTGCATGTATAACTCGACACGATCTGTTACACCACCATTAAATATTGCAGTTCCAAAATAATTAGTTCCTGGTCCCTCATCGCGCATTACAACTTGACCTACAGGTTGGAAATTTTCAATAACTCCTGGAGTTGGAAGAGATACGGTATATGTTCCAGAACCACGATTAAACCCAGAAGTACCAGCAATAATACGAATTTCACCAACAATTGTTGCACCAATGTTTACATATCTCCCCGTGATACTTCCATTACCTAGAACTGGGTTAGTGATACTGCCTCTCAAAATAGGTGTATATGTTGCCCAAGGAGTAATTGCAAAACTACCAGTTGCACCAGCGGGTCCTGTCGGACCAGGCACGGTTGAACCTGGTCCCGTTGGTCCAGTAAGACCCGTCAAACCTTGTGGTCCAGTAGGACCTGTTGCGCCAATAGCAGTCGAGTCACTACCAGCAGGACCAGTAGGTCCAGTAGGCCCCTGAGCACTAGTACGAACTAGTCTCCAAGCAGTTCCGTTCCATTTATATGTTTGAATACCATTTGTGTATATCTGATTCAGTGTTGGCGAATTAGGAAAATCAATAGCTGGCATTTTTTATATCCTTTCCTTAGAGAGCATTCGCAATGAAGGAGCCGCTAATATATATTGCGGAGGCTGAGGTCAATGTTACAGGTGCAGCACCTGTTAAGGCAGTCCGTACATCATTTGTACCTAAATAGAACAGATCCATAAATGCTGAACCAGATGTGTTACTACCTACGATGTTATATGTAGCACCAGAGAAGCCTCCAGCAACATCTACAATACCATAATAGACATAAGAGAAACCAGTCAAAGGAATAAATGGAAGTGTCAGCCTGTATTGACCAGTTCCCACGGCTACCACGTTGGCGAAGTTAATACTGATACTAAAGGTTACATGATCTCCGTACCTTACATATCTTGAAGTTGTAGGTGTTCCGACAAAGTTTAACCCTGTTCCCGACCACACAGATGTGTATGCTGTAGTTGCAGGTGCTCCTACAGGTCCCTGTACTCCTGTAGGACCAGTTGGGCCAATCTTATCTACAATATCTATAACTCCACCAATAGCAAGATCTGTAACGTCTTGATAGATGATTTGGCTAGGAGCATTTAAAGGTACGTCGTAGACAATAACTTTATCTAGACTAGATAAGTTACGGCCAGCGGTTGTGCTGTTATTGCTTGTACCTGAAACGTTTGAAGTAGATCCAGAGCTTATTCGAAGTGCAAAAGAGTTAGTTACTTGAACATCACTTACATCAAAATACATTTTTTCACCGCGAACTGCGGTAAGTGTTGGGTTGTCTCCAAGTAAACCAGAAACAGTAAATGCACCGTTATCACCTGTAGAAGCAATGTAATAAGTCACACCGCCTCTAGGACCAGTGGCTCCCTGTGCACCTGTTGGGCCTGTGACGGTAGAAGGTGCACCTGTCGGACCTGTAGGACCAGTAACGCTAGGACCTGTTGGTCCAGTTGGACCTACTACAGTAGAAGCAGCACCTGTTGGACCAGTAGGACCTGTGACGCTCGGTCCAGTTGGACCAGTTGGGCCTGGCACAGTTGACGGTGCACCAGTTGGACCAGCTGGACCAATTAAAGGTCCTCCATCAATCCAACCATTGCTAGCTGTGTAAATATAAATAGTGTTTTCTGCGTAAATTATATAGAAGTCGCCAACAGCACCTGCAGTTGCTCCAGCTGCCGCTGCGAACTCTGCATATGTATTGTAAAAGCCTTTTGCTTGTGAACCTACTCCTTGCGGACCAGTTGGTCCTGTAACAACAGGTCCAGTTGCTCCTCTAGATCCAGTTGGTCCTGTAGGACCAGTAATAGATGCACCAGTTGGCCCAGTTACACCTTGACCTCCTTGAGGCCCGGTTGGACCTGTTGCTCCACCAAACTCAGAAGTTCCTACTTCAACCCAGAAGTTGTCGTAATAAAGATATACTGCACCAGTTTCAGTTTCAAACCAAGTATCTCCCGGAGTTGCTCCAGTAGGTGCTGTTGCAAATGCTGGTACAAACTCTCCTTGCATACCAGTAGGTCCTGTATTTCCAGTTGGACCCGTAGGTCCTGTAGGTCCAGTAACACCCGTAGGACCTGTAACAGTTGATGGTGCACCTGTAGCACCTGTTGCACCTGTCGGTCCTGTAGGTCCAGTAAAACCTAAGAAACCTTGAATACCTTGTGGTCCTGTTGGACCAGTTATAGATGCACCAGTAGCACCTGTTGGGCCAGTAATACCTCTATACCCTGTAGGTCCAGTCGCTCCTGTAGGACCAGTTACTGTTGAAGGCGCACCCGTTGGTCCTGTTGCACCTGTTGCACCAGTTGGGCCGACGGGAGATGCACCTGTCTCAATCCAATATGAATCGTAATAAACATAAGTTTTTCCATTAGCGGTGTTAAACCAAGCATCACCTGCATCTGGAGATGCTGGAGGTGTATCAGAAACAATTGCAAAATTACCAATCTCACCCGTTGCACCTGTAGGACCAGTTGCACCTGTAGAGCCAGTGACTGAGTTTCCTTGTGGGCCAGTTGGACCTTGAATACTTCCAACGTTTACCCATGAAGATGTTGTTGCTGACCAAACATAAAGAGAACCAGATACAAGATAGCCATCTCCAGGATTTCCTGTTGGTTGCGCTGCTTGTAGTGCGGCAAGAGTTGGATAAGAACCGAGAATCGTTACACCAGTACCTGACGCACCAGTAGGTCCATTTACAGTCATACCAGTTGCACCAGTAGCACCAGTAGCTCCCGTTGCACCAGTACTGCCTTGAATACCTGTGTTTCCAGTTGGTCCAGTTACACCAGTAG